CGCAATGGCGCCAGCGCCGCAACAATCCATCGTGACCTTACCGCCCTGTCCCGCGTACTCGAATATGCCGAGGCTAGAGGATGGCGTGAGGGCAATCCTACTTTAAGCAAGCGCCGCCTCATTAAAGAACGACGCGACCCGATTATGCTGCCAGAAGCCGCTTCAATCGAAATGGTTATAGACGCAGCGCCGCCAAGGTTCGGCGCATTGGTCAAAGCCGCATGGCTTACAGGCTGCCGACAAAACGAACTGGTCACAGCCAAATGGCAGGATTTTAACGCCAAAGCCGGGACGCTGGAAATAATTGGCAAAGGCCGTAAGCGCCGCGTCATAGCCTTATCGCAAGAGGCCATTCAACTATTCGCAATCCAGCCTAGAACACTGGAAAGCAAATTAATCTTTTGCCAGCCAAGCGGCGAACCGTTTGTTAATATCAAGTCAGACTTTTCCCGCTATCGTCGCAAGGCCGCAGGACAGTCAGGATTTACTCGTTTCCGTTTCCACGACCTGAGGCACCTGTTTGCCGTCGAGGCGCTTAGAAGCGGTCGTATGTCCATCTATGGGCTATCTAAATATCTTGGTCATACGTCAGTGAAGACAACTGAAATTTACCTGAGTTTCATGACTGCCGAAGAAGCCGAAGCAGCAATGAATGCCAAGGCACAAATCTAGGCACAGCAAAAACTATAGTTATAAATATCAAACAATTAGAACCGAAAATCCACGTCTCCAAAACCGGGGGTTATCGGTTCGATCCCGGTCACTCCTGCCATTAAGTCTCTGATTTTGTTATATTGAGATTAGAACAAACCAAGCGCGCCAAACGCAGGAAACGAGAACAAAAACGGTTTGTGTAGGCACAAAATACGGCACAGTTTATTTGCCGTCCCGCTTATGAGGCGTCTGCATTGGCGGCGTCGTTAACTTGGGAAAGTCGAGGCTTGGGTATGCGTCTTTGTCCCTGCCAAGTTCCTTGCAATCCTTTGCCATAGCAACCAACCTGTCCCAAAGGTCGGCTGTTTGCTGGTCGCGCGCCGCAATGTAACTGTAAACACGGTCGTCATTTCTCATCATATACCAGCCCAAGCTACCTAGAATTACCAATAATAACAATATCATAGCAATCATAATCGGATTGATTTTGTAGGCGGCAAGCAGGCTATTAGAGACGGTTGAGACTGTCCCGCTACTAGGCGGCGTATAGTGTTCCTCGTAATCGTATTGAGGAGGCGGTCTTCGCCTTGGTGGAGGCGGCTTATCCAATCCTCTCATCCCTGTCATACTCAGCGTCAGCAAAAGCTAATTCTTCTTGCTGACCGTAAGTATCATCCAGTTCGTCAAACGGGTCTGGTTCAGCCGCCTCTGGTTCATCTGGAAAGACAATGGCGATTATTTCTTCGCGTACCGCCTCATCCTGCAAAGCCAGTTTCAGCATTGCTATAAATTCGGCAGACGCTACGTCCGGCTTTGGCGGCGCAATAGGTTCTTGCTGTTCAGCCGCAACCAGCGCGGCGCGGAACTTCTCTGCATAGCCTGCAATCAACTGCGCTTTATCAACGCCGTTAATGACACGACGCGCATTAACGTAATCCCTACGACCTTTGCCGATATAATCTGACAGCCTCTTACCAGTGAAGGCGCCAGTGACCATGCCTTCAAACGTCGCCCGCAAAGCTATCGGCCAGCTAAGACCATCCTCTACGGTTTTAATGCCCCACCGTTCCCAATTCTGCCGCCAAGTAATTTGTATCAGTCCAGTGCCGACAAATGGCCAATACTTTTTGCTTCGCAAATATCTTTCGCCGCCACCTTCTTTGACAGGCCGCATAACCTTGCCTGTCTCATGATAAATGGTCGCTAACACATACGCCATTTCATCAAGCGGCATACGCGACCAATTATCTTGCCAATAAGCAATTGTCTTTTCCAGCCCATCGACCTGACCTTTAGTCAGGCCGTTGGTGAATAATGTCTTGCGGATTGAGGAAAAGAAAATGCCAAGGTCAATCATCACATTTCCGTGATAATTATGTCGTCAAAATACAAAGAGCCGGGACTAAACATAGAACCGCCAGTAAATGTAGGATTAAGGTTCATATACATAATTGCGTGGGTCGCCCAAGCGGGGGAAACGCCTGCATTTATTCTATCAACCCAACCTGTGACTGGCGTTGACGTAAATGTGATTGTCTCAGACGCAAAACCAAAATAACCCGGCTTAGACGCCCATATAGGAACACCATTTGTCGTGAACTGAATTTGACCAAAAGTCATATTGTAAAAAAAATTACCAGTTTCAGAACCAGGCTTTAAGTATGAAAACTTAAAGCCTGTAATACTTCCAGGCAAAGCAAGAGGCGCAATTACAAGAAAACAACAAGGACCGTCGCCAACCTTTTGAACTTTTAAAGATTGAGTTCCTGTTTTTGAATAACTTGGGCTAGTTGTTAGAATAATATTTGAGCCAGTTGTTCTATTGGTAATTGGCGCCGTGTCTTCAAATATTGCCTCATCAACAGGTGTAGCAGACTCAAACCCACCATCCATCAATACATTGTTGAATTTTGATAAAATGACAGGGCTGTAAGGAACCGGACCATAAATTGAGTTTTTAACTCTGATTTGAGGCGTTCCAGAACCGCTTAACGCAACAAGATAATCGGCCTTACCTAAACCATACGACTTCACATTGTTCATTTGCAATATGGTATCGTAAGAAACCGGACAGTTTACTGAAAACGGAGAAACCTGAGGGACTGCGTTATATAAAATAACACCGCCATTAATAATAACAGCCGCATTTGTTATTCTAAAAACAGAATTGTTAAAGTTTCTTCCCTCAAAATGGCAATCAGTAAATGTAGTTATGCCAGCATTAGCAATAACCTGAGGCCCGGCAGGTCCTTGTATATCACCATCCGCGATATTCTGAGACGCACTAATCTGATAAGTCCCAACACTGCCAGAGCCGCTTACAATCTTAGTGCCGGGCGCTATCGTTCCGGCGATATTAAATATTTCATCGCCAACATTTAACCCACCATAATTTGCCTTTGTTATAGTTAGCGTTGTTCCAGAAATATAACCAAACCCGTTAAAACTTTCGCCAGGATAATCGAAGGAACACGCTTCAAAATACATGTCTGAAAAAGGTTCATTATTAACAACATTGCCGGCCCACGCGCCTGCAATAAGACACGATATATACGTCTGACGTTCACCAGAGTTTTCTGTATTGTCGTGGAGAATGTTTATGCCGTTGGCCATGATTTCACATCCAACAACAGTAACGCCCCATGAGTTTTTGCCGTGGCGTATGCCAGCGCCAAAACCAGCGATGCCAACATTATTCAAGAAGGCCACAGAACGGCCTCCCGCTATTGGCTCGTCAAAGTTAATGCCAATAGATTGTGTGTAGTTCCATCCGGGTCCAATCAAGCGAAGATTGCCGTATATATAGGACTTGCGAAGGAACGGCGTGTTTGCGCCGTATCCAGAGTTAGGCGGCCACTCAGGGCCAGAAGAAGAAACTATCTGAATTGCGGCTTTATCAGTGATTGCGCGGCAATCAAAACAAGCAAACGCTTGTATGCTAACATAGTAATTGTCAACAACGAGCGTGTCTGTGATTTTGTATGTGCCGTCAGGAATAAGAACAACGCCAGCACTTCCGCTTGCTTTTACAGCGTCAATCGTAGCTTGAATTGCTTTTGTGTCGTCAGCATTGCCGTCACCGATAGCGCCAAAGTCTTTCACGTTAAGACCTAAAGCCGCCTTCTGGATTAGCCGTGGGTCGTCACCAGCGCAAACCGTTCCAGTGATATTGCCGACATTGCGCGTTGCTGAATTACCAAGGCCAAGGTTTGAACGAGATATTGCTCTATCTGCAACATCGCTCAAATTGTTCCTGCCAATCATTGTATCTGGATCAGTTGCCCCGGATGGTCCCTGCTTGCCCTGAGGACCAGCCGGACCTTCTGGCCCTTGCGGCCCGTTATTTCCGTCAACACCATCAGAGCCTTTTGGCCCTTGCGGACCAGGTGGCCCTTCAACAACGCTCACATTGCCAACATTAATCCAGTTGGGCGCTGTTTCAGAAAACATATAACAATCACTTGTTCCGAGATATACGGCAGCATCACCAATTTCAAATTGAATAGGCGCAGAAGGCTTATCTAATCCATCCCAATTTACAGGGATTAAACCGCTTGGCGGCAACTCATCCGGGGTTTTATCTTGAAAAGAAAATATAATTTTTACTGAGCTTCCGGCAGGCCCCATAGGACCAATAGGCCCCTGCGCTCCTTGCAATCCCTGAGGACCACGAACACCTTGCGGGCCTGTATAACCTTGTGGCCCCTGAGGGCCTTGCGGACCGATAGCATCAGACATTTTTTGCTTTTCCTTCTAAAGCCTCAATCCGCGCTTCCAATTTATTCACCATCGCTGCCAAATCTTTGACGGCGTTGACAAGAGCGTAATTAATTTCTGAAAAATTGACGGAAAGAAATTCTTCTTCGCCAATCTTTTTGCATTTCTCATCCGTCAAATCATATTTGAACGGCTTAACGATGTCTGAGAATGACGTTTCTAAAAGTTCTTGCGCAACAAAACCAATATAAGCTTCACCGTCATCTGGATAATATTGCAATTTGCCATTAAATTTGAAATTACGAACATTAAGTTCAAGTATTTCTTTTAAACCTTTTGAATATGGCACAACATCTTTTTTAATTTGAGCATCAGCAAATACTGTCCAATTAATATCTGTACCAGTTTTATAAGCTACTGGACTTCTAATAAGGAATGCTCTGTCGCTGGCCCTCCATTGAATAGCTTGGGAGCCAATACCACAGAAAATAGACGCCTCGTTTGCGTCAATTTTTAATTGATAATTTTCACCAGTAGCAGATATAACCGAACCATTGCAGCCAAGATACCCCCTGATAGTTGTGTTACCGATACCATCAACCCTAAGTTGGCTTATTGAGCCATTGGTTATAAAAGCAAAATCCGCTGCGCTTACTTGAATAGAGTTTGACGCAGATTGACCATAAATAATGCCACTTGATATTTGTATTTGTTTTGCAAAGACAGTCGCGGCATCCCAATTCAACGAACCTGTATTGTTCAATTTATCTGGCGAAATTGTTCCATTTGCAATTTTGCTATTATCAATCGCGCTTTGTGCAATTTTACTTCCATCAACTACAGACGGATTGATTACCCAAGACGTGTCAGAGTTGACGTAAATATCGCCTTTGCTGCCGGGTGTTACGCCAGTGCCAGGATCACCCTTAGGTCCTTGTGGACCTTGCGGGCCAGTGTCGCCCTTCTGCCCCGGTAATCCTTGCGGTCCATCTGGCCCAATATCACCTTGCTGACCTTTCTCGCCTTGCGGGCCGGGATTGCCTTGCACACCCTGCAAACCTTGCGGGCCATCTTTTCCCTGAGGCCCTTCTGGACCAAGAGGGCCTTGCGGGCCTACAGGGCCTTGCGGGCCAATAATTTTTCCAGCATCAGCCCAATCGCCATCAATGTTTTCAGATTGATTAACCCAAATATAAACGTGCCCGTAATTAGGGTCTTGCTCATTAGGCGGATTAAATATGAGGCTATCGCCATCAAGTAATTGCGTATCAACTTTTGGCTTGCCGGGACCGTCCCAATTCGCGGGGAAAAAACCATCGGCAGGAAGGTCGGCCACAGTTTTAATGTCGCCAAAATTTCCAACAATCTTACCAGCGCGACCAGCCGGACCTTGCGGGCCGGGTGGGCCTTGTATTCCTTGCGCGCCTTCTGGCCCTTCATTTCCCTGAGGGCCAGCCGGACCTTCAATTCCTTGAACGCCCTGCTTGCCGTCTTCACCCTGAGGCCCCGCAGGGCCAGTATCGCCCGGAGGCCCTTGCTCACCTTGCGGGCCACGCACATCGCCAACATTCAAATAGCCATCGCCACCTGACAAATCCGGCCCGATAAATACCCAAATGTTTCGATTGTCAGTATGAAACAACAAACCATCGCTTAAATTCAATTGCAGCGGCGCAACGGGTTGACCCGGCCCATCCCAATTCGCAGGAATTAAACCGTCCTTTGGTAGCTCTGCGGGCGACCTGTTATAAATTTCACCACGCAGTATTAACGACGCGCCTCTATCGCCCTGAGGCCCCTGAGGCCCGTCTGGACCGGGAATACCCTGAGGACCAACATTTCCTTGGTCGCCCTTAGGCCCCGCAGGCCCCTCATTTCCTTGTGGCCCAACCGGCCCCTCTGGCCCACGGTCGCCCTGTATTCCTTGAATACCCTGAGGCCCTTGTTCGCCCGGTTGACCACGCGGCCCTATGGGCCCTTCCGGCCCAACAATACGTCCAGCATCAACCCATCCATCAATCTCTACGCCAGCCGTCCCAACAAAAATAAACAAATGCCCTAAGTAATCAGCCAACGCTCCGTTGTAAGTCAGACCATCATCAATAGATAATTGAACAGGAGTTGGTGGCTTGCCCGGACCATCCCAATTTGCTGGAATAAGTCCATTAGACGGAAGCTCTGATGGGGAACGATTAACAAACTCACCTTTTAACTTCGCAACGATTGCTGGCTTTCCATCTTGACCAGGAGGCCCTTCTGGACCCTCTGGACCAAGAAGCCCCTCTGGCCCCGCCGGACCTGCAATGCCTTGCTCACCACGCGGCCCCTGAGGACCTGGAACGCCTTGCGCTCCCTGAGGCCCTATTGGCCCTTCGTCACCCTGAGGACCTGCAATACCCTGCGGGCCACGAACGCCCTGCGGCCCAACAATTTTTCCAAGATTAATCCAACCAGTTGTCTGACCACAATCATTGGTTGAATAAGACCAAACCTCATCAGACGAATGAAATAAAACAGCCTGACCAACTTTAAATTGAATATCGTTGTTTGGTCGATTATTGCCGTCCCAATCTTTTGGAATAATGCCCGTCGCATAAAGTTTTTCTGGTGTCGCTACATACGCGACAAAGACAACATCTGCGGCAATTCCAGTGCCGCCCATTGGCCCCTGAGGCCCTTCAATTCCTTGAATACCTGACGGCCCCTGAGGCCCCATTGGACCACGAATACCTTGCGGCCCTTGCTGCCCTAATCGTCCTTGCTGACCTTCAATACCTTGAATACCCTGCAAGCCCTGAGGGCCTGCCGGACCACCGCTTCCACCGGGAGGGCCAGCCGGACCAACTGGACCCTGAGGCCCAACCGGGCCATCGCTGCCGCTCGCGCCAGTAATTCCTGCGTCGCCTTGACCGCCCTGAGAACCCTGTATGCCCTGAGGCCCTTGCGCGCCATCTTGCCCTTTAGGCCCCTGAGGCCCCATCGGGCCACAAGGCCCATCACGGCCAGAAGGAATATTGTTTGTTTTCCAATACAATTCACGAAGGGTTGAGACTATGTAACCGTTGTCTTGATTAAACTCTCTGCGCGTAATGCCAGAGGCAGTCGGCATTACATTTTGTCTTGGGCGAATATTGCCGATTATTTCTAAAGTGTCGCAGATAACAGGAGGATCAAAATTAATTTGACCGTCTGTAATAGGCTGCGGAATTACATCAAGAGCCTGGCCAGATTTTGATACCAACGTATATTTAGAGGCGTCTAACTCTAATGTCGTATCAACTCTGATTAATAAATCTGACCCATCACCGTAAATCGGAAACGGCACATCTAATGTTGTGACGGATTTCCCGGCAGGGGTGATTGCATAATATCGGTCAGCGTCAGCGACCGGAGGAACAGGAGGAAGTGTCGTCAGGCTCATGCTGGCAATGTACCGACGACAAGCGCGTTTTTAAACGCACCGACTAATGGTGGCTTCTGCGTACTGGCATGTTGCCGTAGTCACCAACGCCTTCCTCAATCTTGCTCAACAATCCTCTAAACCACCACACGTTTTGATACGCCATACCAAGACGCCCTTGGTGCAACTCAGCGCGTGTCATTGGTGCGCCACCTAATGCTGCCCGCGCGCCAGCTTTGCCGAATTGGAATAAGTGTTCGCCCGTCGAATAGGCTGGCCCAAGAAAGTCTGACATAGATGAGTTGTCAGCGCGGCGTGATACTGGCGCTTTAGCACCCATCCAAGCCATAGGGTCAAGATTGCCGCCAGTGAACTTTGACGCATCCTTTGCCAACTCGTTAATGATAGGCGCAACCGTCCCACGGTCGATGCCCTCCTTCAAAACCATCATCGGATTGTCGTTGAGCGGTTCGCCTTTAAACGCCTGCGACGCGGCATAGGACAGCATACCCAAACCCGTCATCCATAGACTGCCTTGCACAACCTTGGCGTCTTGCCTTTGCAGGTTCGCAATCATCATGCGCTCGTTGCTGGCAAACATGAATGACTTAAACTGACCGATGATTGACCCCCACCATGTTGACATGGCGAGAGGCACTTCACCCATTCCCGGCGAGACAACAAGAATATCAACCTCGCGGTTTACAGCATTAACAAATGCGTCTCTCGCTTCTTTGTTTGTCCAGTTATCAACATTCGCCCAACGTATGCCGTGTTCAGTTGAACCGTGTTTCTCTAGTTCAGCCTGTATCTTGCGGGCCATTGTTGGGTTAATGCCAGCATTGGCAAGTTCGCCAATCTCTTTTTCTGTCCCGCCCTTTGCTACCGCCTCAGACAAGCGAATGAAATTGCCCTGCGCCATAGGGAAGGACATAAGCTTCATATGATCTGTCCACGGCCCCAAAGCGTTCAGCTTGTGGAAATTGTCAGCCGCTACACCCAAACCATAACTAAATTTGTCTTCTGGCATATAGGAATGAACAAGGTCGTTAATGTTGTATCTATCAGCGCCAAGCATTGTCTCGACGCCAATACCAAACTCTAAGGCTTGTTCGCGCGTCAGTTTTCTTAACTCAGGATTTTTCAGCGCCTCAATCATTGGCGCATATTGGTCGCCAAATACGCGGTCTAGCCCATAGCGCAGCGCGGCATTGCCACCAAAGTCAGTGAAAGAGTTAATGGCCGCCGAACCAAGAGACACAAGCGTTGTGTAGTTTCTGACATTCGCTGACAGGCTTTTGAAAAACTTTTCATTAGCGTCGCCAGACCAGCCGTAGACATTGCGCAATCTGTCACGCATAGCAGCAACGTCTGCAATGACGGCAGCCTTTTCTTTTTCTAAGCGAAGGCTTTCTTTGCGAAGAGCGTCACCATCCATCTTCGTTGCAGCTTGCGCAATCTTGTCGTTATACTCTTGCGCTATTTCTTTCTTCGCACCGTCCAACTCAATGTCGCCGCCAAACCTTTTTGCTAATTCAAGGTCAGGAACAACCGTTCGCAGATAAGACGACATGACGTGTTCAACGTCAGTGTTGATATAATCAGACACAAGGTTTGACGGAATAGCAAAGTCTCGTGAATGTAACGACCCACGCGCAGGATTACTCAATGCACTTGGCGTCTGATACTTTGGGCTTGCAATGTCATAAGGCAATCGGCCATCGGGCATACCAATGATACGGTCGATAATCTCATCGGCCCTATCCCGCATTTGTTCAATGTCCCAATCACGGTCACTTTCAATAATGCGACGGATTGCCTTGTTAACCGCCCTATCGGCAGAAGCATATCGTTTGGTATTTGGCGGCCTCTCAGGAGGAAGGCGACCACCCTGGCCTATCTTTGACTGCAACTCTTCCTGTCTGGCGCGTATCTTTTCTTCTTTGGCAGCTTCAGCCTCACGACGTTTACGCAAAGCAGCGACCGCCTCTGCGGCGCTATTGCCCTGCCAATTCTCAATTTCTTTTTCCAGTTCAGCGCGCGTTTCGGCTTTCATGTTTTCAGCCATCGTCAGCGCATTGTTAAGCATGTCCCTCATGCTTTCCTGCATTTCCATACGGCGCTCTAACAAGCCAAGACGGCCAATGTTTTTCTTTTCAATACTCTTTAATGCGCGCTGACCAAGCTTAACGCCTTGCAACTCTTTATCTTTAAGATTGCGCTTTTCAATTTCCTTAGAAATATATTTGCGCAGGTCATATATCTCGCCGCGCGCGTTACCTAAATCGCCTTGCAGGCTTCCCATTTCCCTGCCTGCTTGCACTTTTTCTTCAAGGCGCGTTAGTAAAGCAGGGTCGCCATGACGGATAACGTCAATCAATTCGCTAAGTGACTTTGGTTGAACACCTGCTTCATCAATTGCGTTTTCAAGCCATTCAGCCTCACGCATTATTGCCCGATAGTTATCAGCCTCAGGCCACCACTCAGGGACTTTGCCGTTGTAAGCATCAACAATAACCTGCCTAACCTCATCCTCTGAAAATGTTTGCGGCATATTCGCATCGCTTGCCATTTTCTCAAATGTCTCAGCCCAATCGCCTGCTTTACCAGTATGGCCGCCATCAAATAGATTGCGTTCTGGTTTAAAGAAATTAGGAATATTTACTTTCTTGCCTGTCTTTGGATTAACAAACAGCTTGGCAAGCTTATCATTGTCATCGACAAAACCGCCCTGTTTAATAATCCATCCAAGAAATGACGGAGGCTCTGGATATTTTTGTTTGCCAATAACCATCTTGGCAGCTTTACGCGCCTCAGGCGAAAGCATGTTTTCTATTTCTTGCTTTTCAATGCGCGCTTGTTCGCCAGCAGTCATAGGCCCGGCTTCTTTACGCAAGTCTTTTATTTGTTGTTCGAGACGGTCAATCTGTTCAAGCTTGTCGGGGTCTTTTGTTAATGTGCGCATCTGCGCAATAAACTCTTGACCCTCTTTGATTGTCTCGTTCAATAGCTTGGCGCGGTCATCAACACGCTGCGCAGCGGTCAATCCTTCTTTAGCCGCCATAAACCTTTCGCTATAACGAATGTTTGTATTGTTTAAACGCTTTTCAATATTGGCGACAGACGCTTCAAGCTTATCAATATGTTTGTTTAAACCAACCTCTTTGTCAGAAAGAGACATAATCCTTTGTTGCGCTGACTTTTTTGTTGATTGTTGCTGCATCAACCAATTGGTTATTTTGTCTTTAAAGTCCAAACGATTTGCGCGAATGACAGGATGGTTCCACATACGCGCCCACCAACTCTCGTCACCTTTCGGCGCAGTAGCTTTTGGGTCAAGCATCATACGCCCATCGGCATATGTTGTTGAACGTAGTTCATCATCCAATTCTTTTATATGCCCGCGTATTTCTTTGGCTGCACGTTCAGCTTGTGGAAAGTCAGGGTTTGTATCATTGCTGCGCAAAGCCCTATCAACTTCCGCCTTAAATTCAGAATAGCGCATCCTGTTTTCTGGCAGCTTACCAGCAAGACTTAATGCGTCAGCTTTAGCGCCAGCCATTGCGCCTTTCTCAGCTTCCGCGCCATACAAATGTTCAAGCCAAGCATCGCGTAATGTCATTCTGGTTTTAGCCATGACACGCTTAACAGTTTGCTTAACTTGCGTCTCGATAGCGCCACCGCTACTTGTTGCGCCACCAAATGCAGCGTCTTTAAACTCGCGCGCCGTCTCCATCATTTCCAGCGCCGTCCTGCGACCAGAAATACTTTCAGCATTGAGAACACGGCCAAGCGGATGAAGCTTACTCATCTGCCGGATAAGCCAATTGCTGCCTAACAAACCATCCATTTGTTCGTAAGAACGACCCATATAAAGCGCGTTAGGGTCAGGGTTATGGGCTGCCGATAAACTTGCGCCGTTTGCTATATTGTCTGTTTGCGTTGGCGGCGTAAAATCATTGCCAATGTTTTCAGTTGTCGTTGGCACACCCTCTGCGGCAGCGCGTTCAGCGGCAGCAAGACGTTGTATATCGCCCATCTTGTCAGAATGTTTCGCCTGCCACTCTTCCATGTCGCGCAGATATTGCTTTTGCGCCATCATTTCATCAGTTGCAAAATGGCCCTTTGCCGCGCTTTCGTTCAAGTCTGCATGAGTTTCCGGCGGCCTTGGCATTTCATCATAGGCCGCTTTTATTTCCTCAGGCGTAAACTTACTGCCCTCGCTGGCATAATGCTTTATGCCCGTATCCAGTTCATGTGTATCAGTAAGGGTCTTAATCTCTTTCTTGGTCAGCAATCCAAGGCCACCGCCGATTGCCCCGCCAAGCAATGTTGATAAGCCGATATTCAGCGCAGCATCCTTGCCTGTATAGTCAGGGTCATACGCCGCCTCTGCGGCAGACACAGACGCGCCCATACCGCCAAACTCTATGGCGCCTTTAGCCGCGCCAGACATAAGCCCGCGACCAGTAACGCCAGCCAGTGACGCCGCTTTACCAAAACCCCCCATCGCAACCCAAGGGCCGGGGTCAGCCAAACCAATAGCAATGCTGGCAACCTTGCCCGGCGTTCCAGACTTTTCAATTGCCTCCCTGTCTTGCGCAATCGAGTTTTCACGATGCACCAGATAGTCAAGTTGGTCTTTATTGGTTATCCCTGCCAGCACATCGTAACGGCCTTCCAGCGGCGTTCCTTGTGCTTCCTTGACGGGATTAAAATTAGGGTCAATCACCGTCGATGAACCACGCCCACGCATGGCGTCATCAATCGCCGTCATAGCCCGATACGTCGCTTGTTCTCGAATAATGGCTGGCAGCGTTTCGTCCATAAAGCTTGGCGCTTTGCCATACTCAGGTTCGGGCGGTTTGATTGCAGGCGCGGCAGAACCAAACTGACCTAAACCCGAACTATTCATCGGGTCATCCCCGGCAGCAAATCCCGGCATTACATTGCACCTTCTACAGTGTTCTCAATTTCATTTGCTGGCGTAGGTTGGCTTAAACTCATATTGCCCGGCAAGCCTTGGCTAATGCGCTGCGAATTGTATCGGTCAATCGCGTTTTGATGCCTCGCTTGTTCGTCGCCACGGAAACGAAACGGTTCAAGCTTGCCTGTCTTCTCATTAAGAGTTGTCAGCGCGTTCCATTGACCGTTCTTGTCCTTAACGACAATGCCATAGGACGGCGGATATTTTACCTCATATTGTTTCACTGTTCCGTCAGGCATGACCTTTTGTTCAATGCGATAAGGATTAGCAATTTCCAATCTTGTCTTATCGTCAGAATGAAGGGCAACTTGCACGTCAGGGTTTAAACTATTGAATGGCTTGTTGGGGTCGCCGGGGTTCCAATATAGTCCAGGTATCTTGCTGGCAGGACTGCCGGGCTTTGCAGCTTCGTCAGCAACAACATTGCGCAACTCATCCGTCATCCACTGATACGAACCAAATTGGTCTGGCGAGTAAAATTTCTCAGGCGGATAAATCATGAGACGATTGCCGTTAACAGACGACATGCCCCAATTATTTTTTACCTTTGTAATCGCGGCAGTCGTTGCCGAAGCTTCATCAACATTCGTTAGTCGTGCCTCAATATATGCTTGCCTAAAATCACCAATCAAATGCGGCGTTGCGCTAATATCGTTTGTGCTAACCAACGCTTGATTAGGCGCGTCTAAATTAAATCCGCGCTGGCCTATGTCTCCGCTTGGCGCAAGGCCAACCATAGACAGCGAGTTGTCCACAAAACCAGCCGTCGCCATAAGCGAACCGTAATTCATTTTCTTAAATTCAGACTTGGCTTTCTCTTCCAAATCTTTCTGATAAACCTGCATTGTTGGGTCAGTTAATTGACGCTGTCTTTTAATAATTTCATCTGGCGACATTTGAGTAATGTTGGCGTTCCAGAACGTCATGCGCTTGTCCATGCCCTTAAAGTTCTGGTCAAACGCAACTGGATTTTCTTGCTGTCTTTTTGAAAGATAAGCATACGCGGCCTTTGCCTTCTCAGGGTCATCGGCTGCCGTCATGCCAATCAATGCACTTCTAAATTTATCATCCTTCTCAAAGTGACGCAGCACGTCTTTGGACATAACCGTGTCCATGCTTTCGAGAATTTTCTTTGCAGAATTGCCGTCACTATTTAGCAAAGCATTTGTTACGCCAGTAACGTCACCCTTTGTAATGGTGGCGTCCATTATCGGCGTTCCCCATTTGCTTGAAATAGCAATACCCGCAGCGTCTTTCTGCTTCATAACTTGCTGCAAACCAGCAACAGGATTATCTTGGCTTATCCCTTCAATGACTGATGGCGGCTTTGACTGAATAAGGCTAACGTCTGGACGTGCAGCAAACGCCTGAGGGTCAAGCTGAAAATCCTTATTCATACCCTCCCATTGTTTTTTATAAGCATCAGCCATTTGCAAAGCATGAATGTCGCCAGTGCCAGCGGCTTCTGCGAAACTTTGCTGCACATGCGCCATATTGTCTGGATAGCCAGCCGCAGCAACGGCAGCCGGATGGGCCATGACATTATTGACAAGATTGCTGACGTTTTTTTGCAACTCTTGATTGTCTGGATTTGATGACGCCAACTGAATGTAAGACGCCATGTCAGTCGTTGACGGAACTAAACCGCGCGACACACCTTCTGAAATTGCTGGCAATGTCTGGTTTGCATAAGCAATTTGTTGCTTTGCTTCCGTCGCCAATATGCCATTGTATGTCGAAGCAAGAACCGGGTCGGCAGCTAATTGTTGCGGCGAAAACGGACGCGGGCGCGTATCCAAATCGGCAGGCGCGGCAACTTGCGGTAACTCTTGACCGCCGTTCAAACCATACATACGGTTCAACGTATTAAGACGGCCAGTAAAGTTATGACCACTTTGCGGGCTGTTTTGTGAATACCCTTGTGGCCTTTCAAAGTGCATTTGCGCAATAGCTAATTGATACGGCGATTGCGCCGCCTCGACCATTGCGTGTTCTGGACGGCTTCTTAGTTCAGAAAGCGCAGCATCAAATTGCTGATATACGTTTTTGCCACGCATATCGAGACGCTTTAAGTTATGTCCAAACAAACCATAACCAACGCCGCCATCATGCCATAGGCCGGGGTTCATATTACTTTCAGATAATGACGCGCCAATAAGCATACGCGCCTCATTGTCGCTTGCACCTTTGCTTTTCAAATAAGTGAAAGCTTGGTTTGCGCTAATGCCACCTCCAAGCGTTTGGTTTAAGTCTCCCTTAAACGGCGCGTTAATAGCGCCGACGCCCATGCCGCGTGAACCAAACAAATGCAAAGACTGCCCTTGTTGTTCTGGATGATACGCATGGTCTTGAACATTATGTCCGGGGTTTTTTTGCTGCCATTCACGGACTGCACCTACATCCTTTTCCATGTAGTCGTGCATTTGCTTTTCGCGCTTTAAAGCCTCATCAACTGTTCCATAATTAGGATATTTGTCTAAGCCAGACTTTTCAGCCTGTTTGATTACTTCTTCTGTATTGTCGTGGTGTTTGCCGCCCCAAACAGTCGGAAGTATATAAGCCCTTTCTTGGCCTTTAGGCCCAAGAGTAACAACAGTCGCTTTTACTGTAGAAATAGAACCGTCTTCGTTAGCAACGCCACCGCCAGCGCCTACAGTGCGAAGATTGTTTAAATGATATTTATAAAACGTTTTTTCCTGAGGCGTCATCTTTAACTGCGTTCGCGCATCACTAAAGTTTGCATCAAGATTAGGAAGCTGAGTATTAGGCTGCCTATTATCAATTTTATTTGTATTGACAATCTGCGTCATAGCAGTTGAAGGAGGAACACCCTTAAATACCTGCATACCTTTGTATGCGTTCCAACCACTACGCAGATTATTGGCGCTTTCATAATCGCCGTGAGAAATACTTTCTCTAATCTGCGCGTCTATCTGATCTTTGTCTGGCGCTTTACCAAGCTTGATGTTGCCAAGCGTCTCGTTAACAACAGACTTGTTATTGGCTATCCAGTTCTTTGTCTGGTCTGTCTGAAAACCTAAAGAATTGTAGATAGCAGTAAACTCTTTATCTTTTCCCTTATTGCGATAATTATCGACAGCCCATTGCTGACCCGCATCTAACCCTTGTTCTTGAACAATGCGTTGACCAGTGCCAATAGCATGACTAAGCCTAAGGTCATTGTTAAGATTGTTCATTGTGTCGGCTAATGTGCCGTCATTCATCTTACCCTTAAAAACAGGGTTAAGATTAAGAGACTTATAACCAGCCGCTACTTTCTTATACGGGCCGCTTTTTTGTAAGTCTTCAAATGAACCGGGAAACTGACGCGCATATTCCATCAAGTCTTTTGTGTCAGCCTTAATGCCAGCGCCGATTGTGTCCCACTGATTGTCTGTGTCTTGCGTAAATTTATTCGACACCATCGAAGGATAGTGTTGATTAAAATGCTGCCATGCCGCGTTATAAACAGCAAGACCTTGCTTACCGCCAAGACTATCTCTTAGTTGCTCCGCATAAGGCGTAAACCAACCCTTGAAGCCCTCCGGGTCGCCTTCAAATTGCTGACGCTTTTGCTGTATTTCATTGCCAATAAGTGAATTGGCCGCATAAATGCTGCTGACATTTTGCGCGTTAGCCATTGACGCGACATTTGCTCCAGTTTTTGGGCCAGCCGTTCCAATCGCGCCAGCGGTTCCGTGTTCCTGCGGCCCCATATTAAATAAGTTAAATGGCGACCAGCTATCGGTATTGCTTGGCCCATTTGCGCCAAACAAAAATCCACCATCGCCAGATGACGTGGGAACAAGATTGCCTTGTTCGTTCCGCATAAATGAAATGTTTTGTTCGCCGCTATTCTCAGCTTCTTTAGCTTGTTTATCCAGCGCGCCTTTAATTGAACCGCCAAGGCTTGATATGCCGTGGCCCATTGCAATCATACCCTCTGCGCCAGCGGTCGTCTTTTGTTGTGCAATTGCGCGCCACACACCTTCCGGCGGTTCTGGCGGCTTATACTGCAATAACTGCAAACCAGTAGTATTCTGTCCAAATAAGTCCATTGTCTTTATCCGAATAAACCGCCAAGACCACCAAGCATACCGCCAATGGCACTCATCCTGCCGCCGCTTCTAATTGCGCCAGCGTTTTCCTGCGCAAGTGACATATTAATCATGCCAGACAGCAATGCGATTTGCGCCATGTTGCGGTCTTGTTCAGCTTGCATATGATAATTCCAATCAGCATTTTCACGCTGATTATCATTCAATGTCTCAAACCTATTCTTAACAGCGTTATTAGACGGGCTATCGTAATCAGAACCCGTCATTGCAACGACGGCGTTTATCTGCCCCATTTGTTCGTAATTCTTTTGGCGCAAATAAAGGTCAGTCTGCGTTGCATTAAGGTCTTGCATTGCAGCGTCAATGTTTAATTGACCCGCCTGCCACATGGCCTGCATACCCTGCATCACGCCTTGGTTTTCAGCGTTCTTTGCTTCTATGTTGGCCTTTTGCATCTGGCCCATAGCTGATACGCCAGAACCAGCAAGGCCAATCACGCCGCCAATTGCACCAGCCCCGACACCCATTAGTTGCTTACCTCCAACGTAAACTCACAAACTGTAATCGGCCCCGGCCTATGCTTGATTAATTGAGAAGGTGCTTTCCACCCTCTCCCAAGATTGCGAATACGATAACCACCACTTAACAATTGAGGCTGCGTCGGTTGCGTCTCACCCCATTGATTTGTCGTAAAAACCTTATTGTTAATCGTAAAGTCAGTAGCATTAAGAACATTCGCATAAATACGATTAATGCCAATGCGCTTTGTCCTGTCACCAACACGGTCAAAATACGAATAAGGCTGAAATATACTTTCAGTAAACAACCCACCTACAACATTAGGCAAGATTGCCGCTTCGACGTTAGGCCCCGTTATTACAAAGCCATTCGCGTCAATCGGATAATCACCCAAGTCTTGGACGCCGTTAATCAAAGAAACAATTGTTCCGGCAGGCAACATATAAAACGGGCCTTTACCGGGAGGCGGATTAGCGTTGCCGTTATCTTGATTAACAAGCAAAGCAAAATCAAAATAAAGATTACTACTCTCAACCTCGACGGAATAAAATATTCCCCCGCCATTCTTTGGATATGAATTAGTAAAATAAACCTCAGAACCTCTTGTCGTTACCCACTCAGTCTTGCCTTGGCTTTTCCAAGGCGCCCATCCAATAAACATAGGCTGACCATCGCCACCAAATGCAGCTTTACCAACGACACAATTGCCATCGCCATTCACAACATAAACGTATCTTTCTGGACGCTGGCCGTCGCCAGTTGTAATGCCAAGAAAGACAGGATTGTTAAACAAATCATAGTGAAGGTCGGCAACATCCATCGCCAAGAACGGGCGCGTCAATGAACCTGTCGCACGAATAGCGCCAACGCGGTTCAAGCCTTGGTTTACGAAAAGAATGGCATCTTGAATTGTAACTGGACGAATATTGGAAATACCGTCATCCGCTATCTTTTCAAAAAACAATTGTCCCGGCTGCAATGGTGACTGCGCAGATACAGGCAGAAAATATACGCCACGAAACGTAAAAATAAACTGACCTTGCTGCCAACCAAGAACGTAATATATCTGAGGGCAGCCAGCGATTAACTCAAATATTGACGAGTTTGCGTTACTTCCCGCAGACGGATTGTTGCCAGCCGCAACACTGTCAACCCAAAAACCAAACGGGTCGCCAATGGCTGACCATAGAATAGCGTTCTGCGCTTGTTCAAAATTGGTGAACACAACGCGGTCACGGTCATAAGACACAGATGCAGGATAGCCGTTAATAGGCGACATAAACGCTTCCGCCCATTGCAGCGTCGGACTACCCGGCGCAGCATATGCAGGCGTATTCGTCATCTTGCTTTCGCCATTAGGCCCAACAAGATAATCGCTTGTCGCTTGAGGATAAAGGTTTGCATTGAATATAAGCTGATTAGTCATAATGCCAATCACGCACTTATTATCCAAATTAACAGAACCAACTTCTAACTTGACATTAGAATTGGTCGTCGAACAAATTTGACCCGGATAAAAATTCTCAGGATTATCTACAAATATTTCAACGCTATCTGGCAAGCGTTCAACAATATCAACCGTTATATGCCTATCGTCTATGTATGAAGCAATCTTGCATTGCTGACCAACAATCGAAAGATATTGTCCAACCATGTTAGGCGTAAAAACAGTCTCACCCGCAGGAACATTCGCGGCAGTAACTTCTACGCCTTTACCAGTAGTTGCTGCATATGAAAGAACAACACCTAACGAGGAACGACGATAAAACGGCTGTTGAATAATGCCGCCGCTTTTATCAAAAGCAAAGTCGCCGTAAGACCATGTAAGAGTTGTCCTACTCCAAAAGCAACAATAAGGGAGAATTGTCGCACCCGTATTAGGGTCACGATAACAAATAATAATGTTGTCGGAAGCTGGCGACCAAACAATGCTATTGACTGTTGCGTTTGTCCAAGGCAACCGAGTTGCATCCGTCTGACCTGATATAAAGTTTCCAAGCAAATCGTATATCTCAACGCGATTATCGCCAAAGCGAATAATAAACTCTTGTCCCGTCGAGACACGAAAATACTCGCCACGCCTGCAATCCGTATAATGCACAACGCTACGGCCCGGACGCTGTATAATCTGGCCCGTCGATAATGCACGCCAATTCTGCACAATCTCGCCGCCCGTCTTATAGGCAGGCAAGTCGTTGCGACGAAGGGCAGCCTCGTTAATCTGGCCGCCCGTAAAATCTACTTGAATATCAAGTTCGGCCTTACTCACCGCCAATATCCACCAATTCTACGACGCCACCGCGTTTCCCAAAGAGGCGACCGAAACATCGTTTTTCCGGGTTGTTCCTGCGCGTCTCTGGAAACAGCTTCTTGCAATATCTCTTCGGCGTATTTCTCAACGGCGCTGGCGGCCTGCATATCCTCATTCAACGAACGATAAAGCGTCGCCTCAATCTTTAAACGAAGCGCAGCAACAAAGCCCAAAGACCAAGGGTCATTTGTTTGAGGGAAAGGCGTGTATTGGCAATAAGCGCCATATGGTGCGCGTGTATGAACCTTATCATCTAATACTTTAATTTGCAGTTTTGGAGGATATAGACCCTCAGGAGGACGAACCTTTGGCGGTATCGTCTCGTCAAATCTTTTTATTTCTTCTGTGCGCCAAACATTTTGCAAAAACATACAATCGGCAGGCTTAAAAAAAGCATCCGTCATGCCAGGGTATGGGCTATCGCCAGCCCGTAGCATTTCAGCAAATGAAGTCGCAAAATTCCAATTGCGACGATAATAAAGTAATGGCACCCATTGTTCATAGGCGCTGTTTGAAACTATCCATTCTGATGAAGCGTCGTCATAAACATTGACGGTATTGTTGCCCGTATTGACAAGGGCTTGATTAACAATCGTCAGCTTATCAGATTGAGGAATGACTTGGCCTTGCGGCGAAGACTGACTGACGCGAAGGTTAGGTTCATTTGTCATGGCGGTAAATTAAACCGCGACATTTCCCGGCTAAACGCACTAGGAAAAGGGCCGGAATTTCTCCCGGCCCCTAACTCATAACCCTTACTTAAACCGTTTTACGAATTGACGGTTCAGACTGCTTTGGTGCAGTCTTTTCCTCAACCTTAGGGGTAAGGCTGTATTGGTCGGGAAAGCGCCTTACGGCGTCATGCGCATCAATCGCATAACCCTCGTATTCCGTTACTTTCCCGTTTTCCGGGTCACGATAATAGAACTTAATCCAGTTCGATTTAGCTGACATTTATTACCCTGCGTCGTAAGTTAACCAAGCATTGCAAACTGCGTTAGGCGCAGTTCCGTTAATGTCCATGCCAGCGCGGATATAACGATATACAATGCCAGAACGGAAATTCAGAACTGGAATGTAATCGGTTTCACCCGTCGTCACGGCAGGGCTTGCGCCAGCGGCAAGGAAAGATGGGGCAAGCGCAGTACGCGACGCGCCAAAATCCTGCACCGTCAACAACTCAACATTGCCAGCGGCAAAGTTAGGGTCGTTAGAACCGAGAAGATACACAGTGTATTCCTCAGTGCCAGCGGTCTGTTTGCGGCTAATCCAATCAATGATGAAATAGCCATCGAACAAGCCGGGGCCAACATCAAGCTGAACAGGGTTTCCACCAGACGTAAAGAAGCCAGAAGCCGCAAACGTCTGAGGCGTCGTGCCACCCGTAAAACAGGTAGCCGCATCAAATGTTCCGACTTTCGTTGGCGGATTAAACGGCATAGGTGCGCCGTTATTACCAATCCAAGGGCCGAGTGCCATGTTAAAATTCTCCTCTTATCCAGTTACGCTACGATGGTCGCAGCAGTGATAGACGTAAGGCGCGCAACTGAACGTGGATGTTCGCGGGCAATACCCCAGTCCCATTTAATATGCGTGGAGTTGAAAGGCGCACCAATCAACTGACCCTCAGGGCGAACCGTGAGAGGCGTTTGTTCAATGCCATACAGACCGCCATCACGCAGGCTGATGCAGTAAACAGATGCCGTCTGTGCAGCACCGCCGCCAGCGCCAACCTCGTTGAACGGAAGCATGTCAGGGCTGTCATCTGGTTCGTAGCCGAACAGAATTGGCAGGCCATTGAACTTCATCACGCGGCGACCGAACGGGTCTTTGTCATCCGAATAAACAACTGTGTTGTTCGTTACGGTCGAGTTACGCGCAGCCGCATCAAGGTAAGGCATAAGGCCGCGAGGCATTAGCCAATGCGTAGGCTTGTTCACCAACCAATAAAGGATTGAGAGATTAGCAAGCGATAAAGGGCCGCCTCCCGCCTGCGTTGAGTTGTTATACAAGTTGCCGCCCGTTCCTGCGTTGGTCGCAAGGTTCGTGCAGCGCGCTTGAATACCATTCGGCGCAGTTGGGTTAAGGTCGTTGTCAGACTTGATGAAAGACTGAGTAAACATCTGCGCAAGGGCAGTTGTTTTAAGCTTAATCTGACGTGCTTCATGGTCAGGGCCAAGTCTGTCCATAATTGCGCGGTCAACTTTGACGTATTCGTCAACGAAGAACGTGTCTTCTTCACGAAGGTTAAAGTGACCAGTTGCTTCGCCGCCAGCCGTATTAAGACCACGGAAACCAACAGATGGAACATTCGCAATATCCATGTAAGCGCGCTTACCGTTCATTGCAGGAAGAAACGGCATAGATGACATAAGGTCACTCTCTGCCGCCATGTTTTCTACGAAGATACGGGTAGGACTATCCTGTTCCATAGTCTTCGCATATTCAAGGAGTGTAATCGGGTTTGTTACACCCGAAACAATCGTCGCCATTTTTGTTTACCTCTTAGCCAGTTCGGCGGTCTTGGTTGCCTCTGCGATGCCACTTGTCTACGAAAGATAGCTTCGCAAAATCCGCGTCGTCGCCGCCGTTAGCGCCGTCACGTCCCAAGCCAGAGAACGAACCCGCGCCCTGACTTGTGATAGCTTTCTGAACTTTCTGCCAAGACCGAACTATATCGGGCGTCCAGAGGGTTTCGTTTAATTGTTCAGCAACTTTGTCACCGAACGAACTTTTGAAGAAAGTTTTCAGTGATGAAATTTGCATGTCTGCATCATCACCTAATTGCTTCATCAATTCGCCTTTATGCGCATTAATCTGCTTAACGTAAGCGTCTTGGTGCGCATTAGAAGCTTCAATAAACTTCGTCGCCAGCGAATTATATTCCGCTTTTGTCATGCCCTTGGAATACGCTTCCTCTTGAAGCAATTTCCACATCGGGCTTGACTTATCTAATTTGTAATTCTCAGGAAGCTTGTAGTCTTCCGGCGCATAGCCATACTCGTCAGCTTTAGCTGGCATTTCAGCTTTGCGCGCAGCGGCGTCAGCTTCAAGCTTCGCCTTAAAGTCAAATACTTCTTTTGCGTCTTTGCTTAACTCTTCGTATTTGACGCCTTTCGTCGCGTCATAATACTTGTCGTCCCAAAGCCAACTTGGCTTTTCAGGAGTTGTTAAGCCTTCTTGGGATTGACCCTGAGTTGTTTCTGACGTTGTTGCTGCGGCCTCTGATAAGTTCGGC